CTGCCTTAGACAAAGCTCCACCTTGGGCTTCGATAATTTTGGGAGTTTCTAATGCGAAATCCGTTACCATGCGGCTAGCCAATCCAGCCCTAAACTTAAGGTCCATTTCTGCCTTCTTAACTGAATCTACAATAATGCCGACCAAACTCATGGGAGACACAACTTGACCCCCTCTAATATTATCATCATCCTTACTAAGGACTTTAATGCGAAGAGTTACAAATTCATACGCCTTACTCATGTATTCCTCAAAAGTAATTCGACCATCCTTATAATCAATACAATGTCCCATGGCCAAAGCTCTGTTTTTAATTAAAGCCTCAGTCTCAGTCATTTCACCGTATTCCTTGACAAATTTGGCGTGATCAAATTCAGCATAAACAAATTGAGTGCGACGCCAAAAAGCATCAGGGCATGATACGCCACCCAAATTAGTCCAATTCTCGCTGTTGGTTGTGCACAAAATTAACTTGCTTGTAAAATAAGTGCATCCCTTTGCTTCCAAATTGGCCATATTAAGAGGGTAAGCAACACTATTAATCATCCCAATCAATTTTTGAGGCGTGCTAGGTTGACCCACTACTGAGACTTGAGGGTCTGCCTCATCAATAATGACTACTGGCTGATTCCTGTAACCACTTGAATACTGATCCGTTTGGTTCATGGAATACTTAGCAGTCTTCAATGAATCAGGATGTTTGATGTAATGATCCTTCATGTATGGACTGGCAATCCTCATAGTAACGTAATCACTAATGATATTAACAAACATGGACTTACCAATTCCTGCTCCACCCGCAAAAATGAAGCAACTAGGAACAACCCTTTCAGTGGCATTTCCTGCCAGCAAGGTGTCAAGTTCAAGTTTGTAGCCTTTCAATTTAACTACTGTACTCTTGGCCAACGTCCCTAACATGGAGTTAGAATCAAGACCAGGTGATAATTTAACTAGTTGTTCCAAAGCCCCATTGATTTGAACAGAAGCTTCTTCAATTGTAAGCTTGTTAGCATTCTTAGCTGCTTCAATTTCGGCAATGTTAAATAACAAGTTGCGAACCTTAATCGAAGGGCCAGTAACAAACGAATATGGACAATCCTCGCCTCCGGTTGCAAACTTGTAAATTTTGGACACAATGTCCGTCAATAACGTAAGCAAACCCTCAATGGGCATGCGGACTGAATTGCCAAAACTTGACGCTGCATTATAAGTTAAAGAACTCACTACTTCTCCAAAATCGGAGCAATAACCAAGTGAATCCACACATTTCATCACAAATAAGGATCCTGCAGCATATAAAGATGCTGATTTAAAATTCGCCTGAGGCTCTACATCAGATTCCCTATTAATTGTGGTGAATACTTTCTGCAAAGCACTACCGAATTTGGTGAAGCGCGCGGTCATCAATACGCCGCCGCATGTGATCATTACACGATCAGCCTTATACAAAGAAAAGGCAAAGAAAGCTACAACGCCTAAATCAATCAAGAAATCTTTGGATAAATCTAACTTAACATTGTGCGTGATACCATTTTCGGTGATATTGCCAAGATAATCCATAATATTCTTGGCCATTTGCTCCTGTTCCTGTGGCAAAGACACAGTGAAAGGCAAAAACTGGGGGACAATTCCTTCATCGTCCCCACGCATGTGGGCTAACAAATCAATGTATCCCATAACTACCATCATAATGTCTTGCATTCTGGGTCTGCAAATGGAATACGAAGCGGACAACGTGGTGGCAAAAAGCGCCACTGCCGTGTTCCGCTCCTCATCGCCCAAATCGCAAATGTTGAGTGATAAGCGCATATAATCAGCTGGCACAAAGTCGCATTTCAACAAAACGAACCAGTAAACGAAAAATTGCTCTGGTTCCACTACTTCGGAAATTTGTTTAAAAATCTTATAGTGAGTCCAATTGTTAAACCAATAACCGGCTTCACAATAAAGCTTCGATACAGATAAATCAACTGCTTCGATGGCTTCATCATCATAAGATCCGATCACTGCAACGCCATTACGAATAAAGTTCTCGTAAGCGTTATACAACTGCTGACCTTCGAACTGGAGCAAAACCCTAAAATCAAAAAGGTTTGCCGCAGTGTAAGCCTGCATATCATCGATTCCCAGCTCCATGAGCGCATGTGCAGCATCACAGGCTGTTTGATCGACGTATGCACGTCCATTAAAAGCAAAGAAATCCATTTTAGAATATCGATTCGCGCAAATGCAGCGTCGTCGATAAAGCAATGTCACGTTTGTGGGCTCGCTGTGCGCGTTCACCCGTAGCAACAGATCAAAATGCGTACTGGAATAAGTGTGGTCGTGTTCGTTGCGCTGTCAAAAGAAACTCCATAAAGAAGTTCGGGGTAATGGTATTTCACTGTCGAAGGGTTGCCCCCTCTCCCATCTGTGGACAAAAGTCCCCCCTAATATTTTTGGGTTTTATTTTTATCCCTAAGTCATCTTGAGCCAGTGCAGCGCGACACCCTACATCTAAAATCGGTAGAACGCGACGAGTTCTCACCCGCCGTAGTACCTACGAAGAAACACACGCTAACATTCGCCACGACGCCATACCGGGCATGAACGGGTTTTACCCCATCAATTCGGGTACGCCAGTAAACTGGGTTAATATAGTCTGTGCGCTCTCTCCTAACTAAAGGAATTGAGGACTCAACCAAATCCTCTCTCATTTCAATAGATCTTAGGCTTTACCAGATGTGCGTAGGTTCATTTTTATTTATTAAACTTCCCACTTATTCACGCTTGCGCGGAATAGAATGGGGAACTAAAGTAAG